AAAACGTCCTTTTTTGTGGAAACGCTGTGTTTGTTTAAATGCTCAAACCAAGCGTCCAGTAGCCCTTTGAAGGTTTTATCGTGAAATTCCTTTTGAAGTTTTCTAACACAAATATCTATGTTCTTCGTGTAGTTGACAGGACGACCGCCAGTTATAGCACTGCTGTATTTCTTTATATTTGCCTCGGCAAGTGGATAAAAATGCTTTAGTTGAGTTAAACTAACTTTTGAAAGCTTTTTACGTATTCTCTCAACATCGTCATGTCTGTTGAGTACTATGTACATGGTCGCCAACATCAAATTACATATCTCTTTTTCACCTTGAGGCTCTATGGATTCCTCGAATATCTCAACCCAGTTTCCGTAGATCAGCCCACTCTTTTTAATTATTGGATTTTGGTTCATTTGACTTCTCAACTAATTCAAAAATTTCGTCAAATCCAACATTGAAATATTCACATATGATTTTGGCACTTTCAATGGAAATATTTTTCCCTTTGATTAAAACACCATGAACGGTTGGGTATGATAAGTTACATTCCTTCGAAAGTCCCAAAATGTTTAAAAACCTTCTTGCCATCAACCTTGTGATAGGATCTCGTTTAGCTCGTATTTCCATCCATATACCCGCCTTTGTTTGATTTGTTAAAATGATTGTATGACATTATTTCTGCATTGTCAATGGTTTTTGTTACATTGATATTTATGTTAAACATATCAAAACCCTAAAACCAGTGGTTTTTGTTACATTGATATTTATGTTAAACATATCAAAACCCTAAAACCAGTGGTTTCGATATGTTTAAACCAGTGGTTTCGATATGTTTAAACCAGTGGTTTCGATATGTTTAAACCAGTGGTTTAATAGATTAAATGACCATCAAAACCCTAAAACCAGTGGTTTCGATATGTTTAAACCGAACACATCAAGAGATGTTTATGATGATGAAGATGTTTATGAAGATGATGATGAAGATGTTTATGCGACATTCTCACAAAAAACACCAATCCCCAAAACACCAATCCCAACCGGTTAATCTTGACAAGTAACAACGAATACCATACTATAACAATATGGAAAACCCAGAACTTGCCAGAATTAAAAAATTACTATTTGGCGCATTAGATGATAAAACGTTTGTCCAGGAAATAATTGACGAACACAAGGAACATGAAGATATAGTCTTAGAAGTTTTAAAGGATACATTCGCGGAATTACTTTCAGATGCCGATCCTTTTGAACGCCAGATGGTAACACCAGAACAATTCTTGGATGATCCATATTTTTGCGGGATCAATCCCAAAACTGGAATTGGTGTAGTTGAGTCGATTTTCCCAAAGTTAAGAGAAGATTTCATAGAGGTACATGAGTCAGGATCAACCATCCAAGAAGTTGTTTTGAGTGGTAGTATTGGTTGGGGTAAATCGTTTTTCATCGAACTTGGGTTACTTTGGCAATTGTATTATTTAAGCTGTTTGAAACATCCACAAAGATACTACAGCCTTGCCCCAGATTCGCCCCTTGGCATCATTATCATCTCAGTAACCGAGCGACAGGGCAAGAAGAACATTTTTGACACGATGAAGGGCATGATAAGCAAGATTCCTTATTTTAGGGAAAACTTCATGTTCAATGAGAAAAAGGCAACTGACTCGCTGATATTCCCAAAAAAGATAGAGATATTTCCTGCTTCAAGTTCCCACAGTTCGAACATTGGATTGAATCTTTTTGCTGGTGGAATGGACGAGGCCAACTTTTTCAGGAAGATTAAAAATTCCAAGCGGTCTGAATCTGGTTCAGGTATTTTTGATGAGGCCAGGACACTTTATAGAAGTTTGAGAAGAAGGCTCGATTCTCGTTTTATGAAATATGGGAAGTTTCCTGGGATTCTGTATCTTGGTTCTTCCAGAGTTTATCCAAATGATTTCACCAGTGAACACATCAAACAGGCAGAGGAAACTTTCAAACGAACCAAAGTTAAAACTGTTTACATCATGGATTACAACCAATGGGTTGTTAATCGCCCTGCTTATAGCAAAGAAGAGTTCCAAGTTGAAATAGGTGAATTGAATCGCAGAAGTCGTATTATTGGACCACATGATAAACCAGTTGGTAAGGTTATCAACGTCCCAATGGATTTCTATGACAAATTCGAGGCCGATATTGAGAACTCATTGAGGGACATTGCTGGATACGGTGTTCATGCAATTCAGCCATTTATTGGAAACAAAGACAAGATAGTTGAAATGTTTGATGATAGCCTTCCTCGAATTTTCTCGGTTGATCTTGGGACACTTTCCCCAAAACCAGAGTTTTTAGAAAAAGAGTACATCATGGGGAACATTCAACATCCAGGAAAACCAAGATACATCGCGATGGATATTGCATACACCAAAGATAGTTTCGGATTTGGAATGGGGTATATTGAAGGTTTTAAGAATATGTTGCGTGAAGAGTTCAATAATGAAACTCAGCAAATGGAAACATTTACAGAAAAACTCCCAATCTGCGTGATTGAGATGCTCCTTGAGATACGGCCAGAAAAGGAATATGGTGAAGTTGAACTTGCCAGAGTCAGGCATTTGATCTATCGGTTTAAGAAGCATAAGTATCGTGTGCGGCGCGGCAGTGGTGATGGTTTCCAATCGAAAGACATGGAACAGCAGTTAAAACGTAATGCGATCATCATGAGCTACATTTCAATGGACAAAACCACCGAGCCTTACGAAACATTTAGGACTGCTCTTTATGATGGCCGTGTAAAGTGTGTTTACCATCCAAAGTTGGAAATAGAACTAAACGAACTTGAGCGTGATTATAGTAAGCGGAAAATTGACCATCCCGTTATGGGTTGTTTTCTAGGAGACACAAAAATCAAACTATTGAACGGCACCAATGTTCCTATCTCTGAATTAGTCGGAGAAGAAAATGTAGAATTGTATGGGTGTCTTAAAAGTGGAAAAGTAGTTCCAGTGATTGCCAAAAAGATTTGGGAAACAAAGAAAGTAACCACATATCTTGAAATTTTACTTGATTCTGGTGAGGTTGTTAAATGTACACCAGAGCATTTATTCATGTTGAAAAATGGCAAGTATAAGGCAGCACAAGACCTCACATGTGAAGATTCCTTAATGCCACTATACACAGACCACAGTGGAAAATATTTACGCGGTTATGAGCGAACATTGGACAATTCAACAGGAAGGTGGGAATATACCCACAGGGTCGTCGATGAATATTATAACGGCAAAAGACCAAGAAAAGACTGTGTTGTTCATCACTATGATATCAATCCACTAAACAATTCCAACGTAAATCTTTCTCGTATGACGCGGGCGGAACATAGCAGAAAACATGCGTTTTTAAATGAGCTTGGAAGAAAGCCAGAAGCAACAAAAAAGCGTGTCAAAAGTCTAAAAAGAAATACAAGAATTCGAGCCGGGATTTCGCCAGATTCATTTTTTGCACCTTGGCGTGTAAGACAAAACGAGAAGAACCACTCCCCAGAAGAACGAAAGCAGATGTACTTAGAGAAAAACGGAAGACCTGAAAGTCGTTTAAAATCATCAGAACAAGCCAAAAAGATGAACGATGGGTATTGGAAAACAGAAGAAGGTAGAAAAAGAAGGGCAGAATTGTCAAAGACACAACTAAGAATGGCGCTACAAAAACGGATGGATGTCGAAGATGTGGAATGGATAGCAAGGTTTGATATTACAAAAAAATATACCGGTATACAGGAAATATGCAATATCTATGGTGGAAGTAGAAAAAGTAATAGAAGAAGACTAAAGGCAATTGGATACAGTGTCCCCAAAAAAAATCAAAAACTCATAAATGATCGCGATTTAGAATGGTTGAGTAAATTTGACCAATCAAAAAAATACAACAGTATAAAAGAAATACAAAACATTTATGGAGGGACCAGACTCGCGATTATCCGTAGAATAAACATGATTGGTTTTACAAATATAACAACGATCCCACTGAATCACAAAATCTGTGATATAAAAACCATACACGTTGAAAATACAATTCCCGTTTACGATATTGAAGTTCCTGACACAGACAACTTTGCGTTAACTGCTGGAATATTTGTTCACAACTCTAAAGATTTAGCTGACGCTGTTGGTTCGATGGTGTATAACATGCACAATGATCCACTTTATGGCAACGATGACCTTGGTGTTATTTTGATAAATGGCGAACATGAGGAATACAAGACAACTGGAAAAATTACGACCGGTGACAAAGAGAAGGACGAATTTCTTGATTGGGTGAGTGGATTGATTCTTAAATAATCCGTGTGGTATACTTGTTAGTAGACTTTTTCTAAAGGATGATTTTATGTCAAAAATATTCGATGTAGTTTTGAATTATTTTGGGTACGTTAATAAACAAGTTGTCGATAAGGTCATAACCAAAGCCATCGCCAGTGATAAACCAGCAAGAACGAACATCGAACAGGATGATGATTTTTCGGCCAACCAACAAAACTTGGATTATTGGTCAAAAAAAGTAAAAGACGTTTTGTATGTCGATGATACTGATCGAATTCGCTATACAGAGTTACATACAATGGATTGTGAAGTTCCAGAAATTTCAGCGTCACTCGATGTCAATGCCGATTTCATTGTCTATCCAAACGATCAAGATCGCGGTCGTGTTGTCGCTGTTACATGCGAAACTAAACCTGGCCAGAAAAAGATTGATGAAATTGAACAGCGTTCGTGTGTCCAAGAACAGCTTTACCCGATGGTCCGCGCAATGCTGAAATATGGTGATAATGCTGAAGAGATTGTCACCAATGTTGATGGTAACAAGTTTATGGGATTCAGGAACATCCCTGTTAAAACCCTTGTTCCTATTATGAATGATGGGTTCCCAAGTCAAGATCCCCGCATGATGCAGTATATCGCCGGGAAGCTAATCGCAACATTGAAAGATTCTGAAGTCTTTCATCTTTGCCTTAATACAGACCGTGAGCGATATTGCAAATATGGCAAGGGCGTTTCGATGGTTGAGCATAGTAGATTGTTGTACAGACAGCTTCATTTGATGGAAGAAGGCATGATGATTACAAGACTTGCCCGTGCCAATCAAAACTATGCAATCGTTGTTGATGTTGGTGAACTTCAAGGTGAAGAGGCATTGGCGTTTCTTGACCACTATAAAAAACGTCTTATGCGACGAAAATACATTGATCAGAATACCGGAAAATGGTCATGGGAATACAACCCATTGTCTGTGATTGAAGATATCATGATCCCGACTAGGGCTGGTTCTGGTGGTAATGTAATTCCATTGAACAATGGTAACAATACCGGCAAGGATATTAAAGACATTTTGTATTGCCAGGATAAGTTGATTTATTCAACAGGCACTCCGAAGCTCTTGATTGGTAAAGAGGTTGACATCAACTCAAAAGCTACATCCGATAGCCAGATGGGTACATTTTTGAGAAGAATCCGACGTATTCAAACTATCATCACGCCAGAAATCAAAGGGCTGTATCAAAAGTTACTCAAAATCGAAGGTGTTAATGTTTCGCTAGACCAGCTTGAGGTTCATTGGCCCGTTAGTTTGACTGTTGATGAAGAAAGAAAAATGACCATTGAGAAGATCAAAATGGAAATCGCCAAAATTCTCAAAGTCGAATTAAAAGTAATTGACAGTATGTACATTTATACCAAGATTCTTGGCATGACTGTAGACGAAGCAGAGGCTTTGAAACTGGCAACGAAGATTGAACGTGAAGATGAGGCTGATGAATTGGCGGCGGCACAGCCAGTTGATGTGCCTGATGAAGAACCTGAAGAAGAAGCGAAGCCAGACAAAGCACCGACAAAAGAAGAGTTGATTGCAGTTATAAAAGAAAAATTATCAAAACAGGAATACAAAGAATGGGAAAAAATGCAAAATATCGTAAAAAAGAATCCTGTTCTCGGAACCATGGTAATTGATCTCATCAATGTTCTACAATCGACGGATGGCAATTAAAATGGACTTGGTTGATATCATCATAGATAAGTTTTCTAAGTCTATGATGAAACGAAACAAGGGGGTTGCTGTAAACCCCAATCGTTCATTTTCAAGTAAAGCCGACATGATCAAGGAGTTCCAAAAAAGTAAAAAGGTCTATTCCCGCGATTTAAACAGAAATCTGAATAGTTTAATATTGGGGAAAATTGACAAACCAACATATCTCGAATTACAAAGAAAAGTAATAAAGACGAACTTCCGAAATTCTTATCGATTGGGAAAGACATTTTCACAGAGTACTGAAACTGAATTAAGTCCAGATGAGATACGTTCACTTGGGGTTCAAATCGGCAATGAAATGAAATTCATGGAAAAATTCGCCGATGACGTAGAATCCAGAAGCGGTAAGATGGATTATTCCAAGCGCATGAAAATGTATAGTGAAGGGCTTGTGGCATTGTTTGTTTTCGGTCAGATGGTTTATTTACCAGAAGGTATTAAGATTTTCTGGGTGCTTGGCGATACCGATAAACATTGTGTTGATTGTTTATCATTCGCTTACAATAGCCCATACACGAAAAAGACACTACCCGCTGTACCAAAAGCGTGTTTAACTGCGTGCCTTTCCAACTGCCACTGTAAGCTGGAATATCCATCAATTGGCCCAAATGACGACTATGCATATTTTATATTGGATAAATATTCAGACAGCGGTGATGTTGTTCCAGAACCAGCCGATGTTGTCAATTTACAGGACATGATAGTCAGTTACTATTTCTACCGTGGGATGTCGCATATAAACAAAGATAAAGAAATGGGAAAATTGGCGGCTAATGAGAAAAAGAAACTAAGGGACACAATCAAAGAGAACAAATTTACCATTAAGCGTGAAGTTCCAGTTGGTAGATATTTGCGCGAAATTGATCTTTTCAAACGTAATGAAAATTTTGAAATAACAACAAGCACGGAAGGTTTGGTTGGTGAAATCGTTTCGGTTCATCGGGCTGGAATGCAGGTTTACGGCCATGTTTTTGAGACTGGTGAGGATTATATTCAAATCAAAACTTTATATGGCGTGGAAAAATTGTTCCAGTTGAAAGATAGTATTATTTTTCGACAAAAGCAAGGTGTATGATGGACATAAATAGAACCTTAACGATCCGTGGCTTTAATAAGAAACAAATTGAGAAATTCACAATCAATTACAACAACGCATTAGAACTCAAGGTTCCATATCCTATCTATTATGCGATGTTAAAAACTATGTATTGACAACTGATAACAAAATATTCTATTCTGAGCAATAGGAGTCTGATATGAAAACACAATTACATGAGATAGCATGGTTGGATTGTAAAATTGAGAGTAAAGTTGTCGAAGGAAAAACCGGCAAGAAGAAAACTCAATACATTCTATCTGGCCCGTTTATGAGAGCCGATGTTCCAAATCGGAATAATCGTGTTTATAAACGCGAGGAAGCAAACAGGGCGATTGCGAAACTACGACCAATGGTAGAAGCGAAAAGAGTCAGGATGCTAGTAGATCATCCAGATTTTTTTAGCTCTGGCTCCAGTTTGATTAAATCTGGTGCTATTTTGCTGGAAATTTCAGACGTTGGGGACGATGGCTATGCTTATTACAAAGCCAAAATCTTGAACACCGCCGTTGGAAAAGACCTCAAAGCCATTCTGGATGAAGGTGGTAAGATTGGCGTCTCCACAAGAGGAAGAGGCATTGTGAAAGAGGAAGAAGTCCCAGGTTATGAAGGCAAATTTGATACGATTTATGAATGGGATTTGGAATCTATAGACTTTGTTGATGATCCATCAGTAATTGATACCGAAACCTACATGCACATGGAATCTAATAAAAGGAGCAATGAAATGTATAAAAATGTCGAAGAGCTTAAAACGGCACAGCCTGATATGTTTAAGAAAATTGTCGAATCGGCCACAACTGAAATGAAAACATCATTTGATGTACAGATCAAAGAGTTGGAAGCAAAAATTCAGGAAGCCGCACAGGGCGATTCTGTAAAATCCGCTGAACTCGACACACTGATCGAATCCATCAAAAAGGTGTTTCCAGACAAGTTTGTCGTTGTTGCAGAGTCCGCAATCGTTGCAGAAAAAGACAAACAAATTACGGTTCTTGACACCAAACTGAAAGAAGCAGATGTCGCACTTGTGACGCTTCAATCAGAAGTTAAGAAAATCAACGATGCCCATATTCAGGCAGAGCGTGACTCTTGTGTTGAAAATCTCAAAGTCACCGATGCTGAGTATTTCAATGTCGATTCCTTCAAGGATTGTTTTGAAAACTGCATCACAAAAGACGAAGTTAAAACCGTCTATGAAGCAAATTCCAAAATTTTGAAAGAAATGAAAGAGAAGTTTGTTTCACCAGCACCTTCAAAAACCAAACAGGTTGAAGGTAACGCCGACGACAAGTCTGACCTTCTTAACGAAGCGCAGAAAAAAGATTTCAGAGCTAAGAATCTTCAGCGAAGACGAAATAGTCTCGATGCATGGACTGAAGTAGTTTACTTTGAAAAATACTGCAAGGCCCAATAAGAACTGTAAAAACCAACAAGAAAGGAAAAATTTGTTATGAAACCATCGTTTATTGAACGTAACCCCAAACTCATTGACAAATACGGACATCTCTTGGATGAAGCTAAACACTACACCAAGGATTCCAAGCTCAGTGCACTTGAAGAAAATAAGATGGCGATTCTGATTGACAATGCTGTTCGATCGGCATGTCTTGAATCTGGTGTTGATTACAACACCTTTGATCTTCAACAGATCGAAGAAACCTCCCAGACTGCAACCACCAGCATTGCCTATATGGTGAAAACCAAGATGGCTATGATTGGTCAGGTTTACCCGAACATGATGAGCCGTGAGTTCGTATCTGTTCAGACAATCCCACAGCCATCATACAAAATCTTCTACAACGATTTCAAACGTGATTCTGACGACACTTCACTGTCGGCTGGAATTCACACAAATCGCGATCATGCCAATAACGTTGAGTATGACCCAGACGATCCAACGGCTGTAAAGTCAATCAGCATGGAGATCACATCGGAAACCGTCGAATCGACCACAAAGAAGCTCAAGGGTAATGTGACAATCGAGGTTGAACAGGATTTGATGTCTTACCATGGCATGGGTGCAATGAGTTTGATCACTGGCAATCTCGGTGCTGAACTTACCCGTGAGTGGGACAGAACCATTATCGCCGACCTGTTTGCAGGAGCAACCGGTGGTATTGCGTATTTCAACACCACTCAGCCCGCTGGTATCACATACCAAGAGCGAACATTCTGGATGCAGACTTTCTATGAATGTCTTGTGGATGTAGACACCCAGATTTTCAAAAAGCGATATCGCAAAACCAACTACATCATCATTCCCGCCGATCAAGCTGGTATGCTTGAGAAAATGCAGGGGTTCACCGCTGATGATGTTTCTGTTGATCTCAAGGTTCTTAAAACCGGCGGTCGTTATTATGCAGGAACTTTGAAAAACCGTTGGAGAATTTACGTCGATCCTTTCATCACTGGCGAAGTCCTTTTGGGCTACAACAATCCTGGTGACTGGACTGAAACTTCGTATGTGTTCTCACCTTACGAAATGGCATATCTCAGCCCAGAGGTAGTCAATCCCCATACTTTCGTTAAAACTCGTGCAGTAATGTCACGGGCCGCACGCAAGCTGGTCATTGGCGATCTTCTTGGTAAGGTAGTCCTCACATCTTCTTAATCGAAGTAGCTTAGTAATGCCGTGGGGATTGGTGGAAACGCCAATCCCCACTTTACTTATATATGAAAATAAAATACACAGGACTACATAGTAAGATATTCATAAGTCTCTGCTTGGGCCACAGTGACTTTGAAAAACATTTTACTCGCAACGTTTGGACGTCCGTTCCGAGTGAAGAAATCGCAAAAGCCCTCATCAAAAGCCCATACTTTATTTCAGAAAAAAATTTAATTTTCGACCACAAAACGACCATTCGTGATACTATATTACTTAGACGTGGGTGTGCTTTGGGTGATTTGATACAATTAATCCCGGTTATAAAATATCTGAAAACAGACATGAATTTGAAATTCGATCTTTGGACTTCACCGTCATATGTCGAGATAATGGAATGGTTTGGTGTGTTTGGGCAGGTTTACGATAGACAGCCCAGTAAAAAATACAAACATTTACTGGTTCTTGATGGTGTTCTTGAGAGTGATCATAGTTTAACTAATCATGAGAGAGCAATGCATAGGATTAAAATTTTCGAGCAATTTTTCAAAATCCAAATAGATAAATACGATTTTTCACCCGAATGATAGGTGGTTTCATGAACTTATATATCAATAGAAGTAAGGCTACCCATATTTTAAATAATTTTGGTTCGCCGTTTGGTTTAGTCGTTGGACCGAACGAAGTGTTCGATAGGAGACAAACCAGCGTTCCTGTAGATCAGTTTTCATATTTTGAGAAATTTGATATATCCCAAATGTATGATATTGACACCGTGGTATTGGTCAGAGAATATGCACTCGGTGACTTGATTCAATTGATTCCAGTAGTTAGGGAATTTAAAAAGAAGAAAAACGTCAACCGTGTTATTATCTCCACTGCCGATAGATTCGTCACATATTTGTCAAAATTGTTTTCCGATATCACTTTCTCTACGTTGTTAGACTCGTCACATACCAAGAAAATTGGGATTAAAGTAAACTTAAACGGGGTGCTTGAAGCCGATCATAGTTTACAAAACGAACAAAGAAACGTTCACCGGGTTTCAATTTACTCCGACTTTCTTGGAATGTCCGCCACACTTGATGAGGATGATTGGGGTGTTGTTATGAAGAAAAAGGTATCCGGTAAATTATTTTTCAATGAGGCAGATACGGTCATTGCTGTGCAAATTCGTGGTTCCGGTAAGATGAAGACCCTCCCTTATGAATTCGTGCGGAGAATGTCGCTCTCTGTTGCCGCAATGGGGTATAAGGTTTTGCTGATAGATCAGGATGCGTCAAAAGGTTTCGAGGGTAAAAACATAATTAACGCCTGTGGAAAAATGAACATTATTGACATAGTGGCGAATCTTGAAAAATGTAAGTGTGTTTTGACAATGGATAGTGGTGTTTTGTGGCTTGCTCATGTGGCGAATTGTCCTGTCATAGCATTTCTTGGTTCAACGAGGGCATCGGAACGCATTTCACTTCATCCACAGTACCCAGAAAAGGCAATTTCCATTAATCTGGCCGAACACATTGGTTGTACTCCATGTTTCGAAACATGTTCACGGTGCAAAGGTTCTATTGATTGCATGAATAAGTTCGATCATGATATAATACTAAAGCATGTTCATGAGAACATTAATTTGATTTTGAAAGGTGATATTGCCACATGGCCCCCCGAAAAAAAAGAACCAAAGTTGTTAAAGAAGCCCCCCCAGTCCGCGAAGAAATAATCGACGTCGAAGAAGACATTGTTGAAGAAGACATTGTTGAAGAAGACATTGTTGAAGAAGAACCAACCAACACACCAGAAACGGCAGTCGATGTTGTTTCTGAGAAAGAGGCGGTCATTTCCAGAATTAAAACGAACGCTTCACAATTCACACCGGAATATTTTGATTCTTGTAAGAATGCTGGATGTGATTATTCGGCAACTGGTTCATGGCAGGAAATCTATGGTCGAATGATTAATAGACTGTTTGATCTGCGCGGTAAGTGCGTTTTGGACATTGGTGGTGCTTTTGGTGCGCTTGCTAACTCATTTTTGAAGGTTGGTGCTAAGACTGTTCATTGTACTGACATTTCTAAGTTCGCCGCATCGACTAGGATGTTTCCAAGTGTTAAACATGTCCATGCGCCAGTTCAGCACATGAAGAACCTTTCTGACGAAACATATGATTTTGTTCACATATCACATGTACTTCAATTTGTTGATCCGCTTGACATGGAAAGAAGCGTGCGAGAAATTTCCAGAGTTATGAAGAGTGGTGCCGTGTGTTTAATCATCACGAATGATGGCGTTGGGGATTTTAAAGACTTGTGTATTACGCACATTGGTCAGACTTTCCCATTGTCATTTGACACGAAAGATGCCAATGTCGTCTTTTTCAAACAATATAAATGGAAGTGTCTTGTCGTACGTAAGGACTAAAGGAGTTAACTCGTGGACCTACAGACATTCACCGCTAAGTTTTCTGCTCTTTATGGTGTTGACTTAACCGAAGATACCAACGTGGCTATTCTCTCACAGGTAATTAAAAAGATATCCGAAGAGTACCCCAAGATCGAAACGTCAAGCTTGGTCACTGTTGCGCTACAGACGAGATACACTGTGGTTAAAGATGACCTGATCAAGATATCTAGGGTTTATTACACTCGACGGTCATTGGGGTCGGGAGATTCGTTAATCGTCAATCCAGATGTTGTGAACTCGGATAGCGTGCAGTATTCTTTAAGTTCGCAGTTTACTGATCTGTGTGAGCGTGCGATGTATGAAAAACTTAATCCGGTGGATGCTGGGATCGTTGAGATGGATAGCTTTGATCTCATACCAACGCCAACAGTCGCGGGGATTAGCGTCTATTATGATTATGAAGCGTACAGAACAATAGACGAAATCCCCGCCATTTTTGAAGATGATATGTTTCGACTATTCTTCTTTTATGAGCGAGAAAATGCTTTCCGAAGTTCCATGAGAGTTAACAATGGCAACGTTCATAGATTTGACAGAAGGGGAAACATTTCCATCGAAGCCGCCACTTCCGATGACGATCCCCTTAAAATCAGAGAATCTGAATTTAAAAGCATTATGAAAAGCATCAGAAATACTATCATGCGACTGAAACGGTAAAATGACATGAGAGTTGATCTAACTAATCTCAAGGATGGGATCACGGACTACTATGATGAGTTTGTCCTGACCAAAATCACGACACCGGAAAGGATTGCGAGGGCAACCGTCGTAGTGCGTGCTGCGGCCGAGGCTGCATTGGTAGATCGGGGCTATGATGTTTCTAAGCCATTTCACCAAGCAATTATAAGTTGTTTCGAGGTTTCTGGTTCAGTTGAGAATGGTAATTTGAAATGGGCTGTCGTTCATAACTTTAAAGACATTGATATAGAAAACCGTGTTGCAAATAAAGACGGTAAGACACCTGAGAGTTCAATATCCTCACTTAAAATACTTGAGTTTCTTGATGGTGGAAGACCTGGATATACAATTGAAGGTAAAAATACGACACATGGCTTAATCGCAATTCCCCCACCAGGACAGGCGTATGACCCATCAAACAAAAAAAATAAAATTCGGGCAAGCGTGGCAATACCAGCATTATCACCGGCACATATTTTCGACAGAGTGCAGGACGCATTGGATGCATGGATCGCAGCCGAAACCGTATCCGTCATTGCCGACTTTGCTGAAGGTGTTACTGAAGTTTTCCAGAAGGAAATCATATAATGACCATTTCAAAAAAAGAAGCGATTCTTGCAAGAGTTGAGTTGAGAATCAATGAAATTAAAACGACAGCGTTTGCCTACGATGATGTTCTCTATGCAAACGATATTGGATACGTCGATCGCCAATTCAAGAACATAACGCAACAGGATATTCAGCAACGTGGAATGAACTGGGTTATTATAAACGAAATGCGCGAAAGTTGGAAACCTCTTATTGGTGGCCCATTTGAAAATAAGCTTCAGTTACAAATCATTTTATTCACTAGGCTTTTACAAGAGGAAGAGAATTTGTCCACGAAGATGAATAGCTTGCAAAAAGATATACGTCTTGCTATGCTTAAAGATGTAGAACTAGATGGCCTGTGCAGCTATCTGGTTCCGGTGTCAACACAACCTGTGGATAATATGGTTTCCCCTTACGATGGCTCTGTGATGTACTTTGATATAACGTACGTGACACAGGGAATGGATATCTAAGAAAAGGAGCATAAGAATATGCGTGCGAGTGGTGCAAAAACATCGGTTAAATTCGCCCAAGAAAAAACATGGAAAACAGCACTTGCTGGCGATCTTGGGATAGTTTACGGCCTTAACATACGCAGTGTTAATCTTGGCGGCAAGAAAAACCAGTTTCAATCAGAAACAATTAACCAATATAGATCGATTGTCGGTCTTGGTGATGGTAATAAAGCCGTTGATGGGAGCATTGTAACCGACTTTCTACCGGAAGGTTTGGAAGTTCCTCTGCGACATCTTTTGGGTAAGGGTACTCTTTCGCCGACCGGCTCGGACCCCTACACCCACATCCTGAAAGGTTCTGCTGACACGATGGAGGGTCTTTTGATTCAGAAAGCCTTCGTAAACGTCGCTGAATATTTTCGGTATGCTGGATGTCGTATTAATAGTATGGCGATTAACGTCATTCAAGAAGGGTTTCATGATGTAACCTGGGATATTGTCGGTGCTACAGAAACAGTTGCAGCAACAGACATTTTCACTGGTGAAACCGCAGTTTACCCGACAAAATCTGGATTCACTGGCTATCAAGCCAAAGTTCAGACGGACATTTCTGGAAGTTGGGTTGATCTTGGTAATGTCATTTCTGGTAACTTGAACATCACAAACAACGTCGAAACCGATGGTTATGTTCTGGGTTCGGCGGAACGGGCATCGGCGGAGTATGGAACTCGTGAATGTACCGGTGGTTGGTCAATGTTCTTCGAAGATACAACCCTTTATGACCTGATTCAATCAGGCGTTGAGTGTGGTATTCGATGGGTATTTGACAATGGTACTGACTCGATCACATTTGAGTTCCCGATAGTTAAAATGGGCGGTGATTCTCCATCCATTGAATCTGCTTCTGGTGTCAACCTCAATCTGACTTTTCAAGCCAGATACGACACTTCTTCGTCAACTGATGTGACTGTGACTATCGTCAACAGCACGGCTACTGTAGAAGAGCAACCAAGCTAAAATTAAGTCACGGGTGGCTTGATAAAGTGTAGGGACATGTGCTATTATTTATAGTGGCATATGTGCCCTACACTTTTATCTTTTAGGAGAAATATATGAAGATCCGTGATATCAAAAAGGAAAGCGTTGATTCTGCTTTGGTTATGTATGATGAGGATCATAAGGTTGGATTTATACTGAAGTTCATTGACAAGTCCGAAATGACAAGACTTAACGGTCAGTTCACAAGATCCAAATTCAACCCAAAGTCACATCAGAAAGAAGAAGAGCTTGACATTGAAGGACTGAGAAAAAGAATTGGTGAGCTTGGTGTTGCTGGTTGGCAGGGCATCACCCCACGTTGGCTTTCGACCATTATCCCTATCGACACATCAAAGATTGAGGACATGGATGAAGAAATTCCATTCAGCCTTGAGGAACTTGAAGACCTCCTATCGTCAGCTTATGGACTTGACGGTTGGATATTCGAAAACGTCAGAAATGGCGAAAATTTCAACAAAAATCCGGCACATAAAGCCGATCAGTTAAAAAACTAAAAGAATTTGCGGAGTGGACTTTCAGGGAGAATTCCGCAAATTGTGATGATTGTTACCACCATTACAAAAACATCAAAAAAACCGAACCTCCCTGTGTGACCGAGGGTGATTGTAAGTTTGGAATGCCCGATCTTTGGGTGTCTAATCAATTTGCATGGGAACTGTATCAGAAGTGTTCTGGGCAGGTAATCGTCGCGGGGATGGGCGATGTTCTTGGGATTAAATTTGAAGCAATTGAATTCCTGTTTAATTTATATGATATAGATGATAGGGATGAAAAAAGATTATTGTTTCAAAAGATTCAAATAATTGATATACTTAGACTGAGAAGTTCAAGAAATAAAAATGCAACTATAGGAAACCAAGCAAAGAATAGACCTCGTAAGAAATGAACGAATGGCGACACCTATACTGAGATGTGTAGGTGTCGCTTTATTCTTGGAGAAGCAATCATGGCTAAGATCATAACGTCAACGATGGACTTGAGTGCCCTGCGATCGATTATCAAAGAAGTATTTGATGCAGCGGTAAAATTGAACAATGGTGCAATCTCGTCGGTTGAAGCTACCAAGAAAGTTACAGAGGGCGTCAAGCCACTTCTCACCACCTTAAATGAGGTTGCGAAGACAACCAAAAAAACTGAAGAGAATTTGATTAAAACTGTTGCGACGATTGATGATTTAACTCAAGCAAATAATGAACTCAAAAAAAGTTATGATTCGCTTGCCAAGGGTGCAGAGACATCTAAGGGTAAGATCAAATCACTGGAAGGTGATCTGAAAAGCCTTAATAAGACAGTTGGCACTGAAGGCACCGCCGCCGCCGGTAAACTTAAAGCATCTGCAACAGACCTAGCATCGGCATTTGAAAGTGTTTTTAAAAAAGGTGGAAAGAGTTCGATAACGGCATTTTTCAAAGAACAGTTCGGAAACATTTCAACAACCCTATCAACAGAGCTTGGTGCTTTAAAAACGGTCACTGGCAGTCTTGGTAGTGATATAGGTAAGATCATTTCTACCAGCATGAGCGATGGGATGACCAAGGGCGTCGTTAAAGCTGGTGGTAAGGACATTGGCACCGGAGTACAAACAACGATCGCTGCTGGGCTTGAAAAGGCATCTGGTTCGCTTGCTGGTACTTCAAAGAAATTTGCTGAAAAATTTGGCATAGGTATGTCGGCTGATATGCGTGCTGCTGTGAAGGCGATAAAGAAAAAGATAAGTGATAAAAAGGACATGGACCTATTGAATACTGTTGATTTGTGGGGTTCCCCAAAAAATAAAACAGCCCTGAAGACAGCACTTTCTACAGAGTTAAAAGAAATCGAGAATCATAAAAAGTCCATTTTGGCACTTGCTGAGAAATATGAGGGCATGGGTTCAGAGAAAACAATAAGAAAACAAAAAGAACGTCTTGATGCATTAACATCACTTTCACAAAGAGCGAAAGATGCTGGTGTTTCTGGTGCTGGTGGTCAGGTTGATGCAAAAGCCTCACTGGATGATATTAAAGTTATCAAGCGGCAAATGCGCGAATTGGACAGCGCGAATAAGAAATCGGCCGACTATTTCGAAAATGAAATATCTCGTAAGCGACTATTAGATGTGGCGGCCGCCGACAGTGCCAAAAAACAAAAGGTGATCCTCGACGAATCATTACAGGCGCATAAATCAATAACGAAGCAGATCACCGCTGTTCATGCACAGTCGCAAAAAGACATTGACATTTTAACAAAGGGGACGACTGGCGGGGTGAAGTCACTTGGCAAAAAGCCATCCAGTGCTATTGTTAAAACCGAGGACGAACAGGCAATTTTGAAGTCTATTAATTTTATACAAGGCAAGCTTGAAGCGTTAAAAAATGCCGAAACCATGAACTATGCTGACAGGGCGGCGGCTGCACAAATATACACTGTGAAATATCGCACACATGTTAATGCTTTATCCAGCATGATAAACGCAAGAATGCAAGACGAAAAGGAATATGCAAATTCACAGAAAGTGAAAAATGCTACGCTTGGTGAGAAACTAGCAAGAGAAAAAGAGACAAATGATCTTTGGCAAAAATTATTGAAAGATCAAGAAGCGTTCGTTGTGTCTTCAGCAAAAAAAGCAAACGATAAACGAATGGCAGAAGCGCGGGCATTTTCTGTAAATTATTTAAAGCAAGAACAGAAGCTAAATGAAGATTTAAGAAAACTCCGAGGCGATTTCACTTCACAGGAATTATTGGACAATAAGAAAAAAACGATTGGGATGTCGATCAACAGCCAAGTGAAAGAGGAACTTGATCGTGCAAAGAAAATCGAAGGGTTGATGAGATATGCAAAACGTGGTTCTGAGCTAAGTACAGGTGATCCAGATAAGTCGGCATATTATCAGGCATCTGCGAACAAAGCATTGAAAGCGGCCGCACTTGAAATTGATGCTATCAAGCGGATAGTCGCTACACGTAAATTGGGAGAAAGTGAAAGTCTGGCAGCTAAAGCTGAAGCCGCAGCAAAACAAAAATCTATTGACTCTTCGAAACTTGCCGGTGATCGTACATATGCAAAAGAGGTCAAAAAAATAAATGCAGATCAATCCGCTGCTGAATCAAAGGCCGCCCAAAAACGTAAAGCGGAAATTACTGAACAACTTAACTTAAACAAAGAGGCCGCCGCAAAATCCAAAGCAGCGTGGCAAGAGCTTGGCCGTGCCATCGGTTTAAACTTCAATGTAAACATGGTGGATTCATTGAGGCAGTTTGGATACAGTATGCGTAGGCTTGGTACTGATATTACAAACATGACCAGACAGGCGGCCAGGAATGTAATGTATTTAACTGCGGCAATCGCTGCAATGGCCGCAGCAATGGCCGCTTCGATGGCATATGGTGCAAAGAAATTTTATGACTTTGGTGCGAGCATTATAAAGACAACCGAAGAGGTCAGAAGTTACAACATTGCCCTGTATGGGATGATGGGTACCCAGTCCGGTATTAATAAGATGATGGAGGTTGCAGAAAAAGTCACGAAAGACATGCCAATCGGATTTAAGACTTTGCAGGAATCGGTTAAAGGTCTTGTTCTCATTGGCCCAGTTCGTGATATGCTTCGCAACACAAAAGACATCGAAGGTGTCATGGGGAGCTTGTTCAAGATCGTAACTGGCCTTTCGCAGATTCAGCCAGAGTGGGGTGCGAAGGGTGCAATTTTCTCACTGAGGAACGCCTTGACTGGTGACTTACGCTCATTGCAGAGAAGATTTGAGTTACCTGTTCGTGCTATTTATTCGGCCGAAGGTGTGCCGTTGCAAGACTTGCAATGGCAACCTGAAAAGATGGTTGAAACTCTCGACACTTATGTTAGTTCATTTTATTCAGCCGAAACACTATCAATGTCAACCAGACAGTTCTCAGCGATCATGGAAAAGATTTCTGGTGACTGGATAAAATTTGTTTCTAAAATTGGTGAAAGTGGTTTCTATGATCTGATTACTGGCGATTTTAATAATGTCAGAAAGATGATAAACGACTTCACTCGAACAGATGCTTTTGGAAAGTTGACCAAACAAATATCTGATTCGTTCGGAAACATTTACATGGCAATTAAAAGCGTGGCTAATTATATCGGAGGGAACATTGCCAAGGTGCTTGGTTTCGGAGATGTGCGTGGCGTTGAATTGATTGGAAACGCATTTACAACATTGGCAAAGGTGTTCGTTGTACTGGAAAAAACAGTTACTTCTGGAAAGTTGTCATCATTTCTAAAGAACACTGGCGAAACCATCTATGTGACATTGATAGAACCAATCAAGGGATTTGGTAAGGTTGTTTCTTCGATGATTGCAGATGTTGATAGTCTGGCTACTTCTGTTGGTAAAGCATTTAAATCACTATCCAAGACCAATGGTGATATGTCAATGAAAACCAAAAAAGGAATACTCTGGACTTTGTTTTTTGGTGTTGGAAATAGTGTTAGTTTTGCTTCAAGTGTTGCACTTGTATCATTGAACGCAATTTCCGTATTCGCCGC